TCATGCTGCGCCAGTGGACGTCGAGCTGGACGTCGAGCTGGGCGGCGAGGGGTTCGCGGCCTGGAAGGCGACCACGGCGTCGGCCACCAGCGCCTGCAACAGCTTCAAAGCCGCCGCCAGGACGTCCTGCGTCGCCGCCGCAAAGGGAGAGCCGCCCGCCCCCAGGCCCGACAAGAGGTTCAGAATTTCGCTCTGAAGCGTGCTCCCATGGGCGGCCAGGTAGGCCGCGGCGGCCGTGCCCGCCCAGCTCTCGGCTGCGCTGAGCGCGGCCCCGGCGTCGGCGAGCAGGGTCTGGGCGAGCGGCCGCGCTTCGGTCGGGAGCTTGTCGACGAGGGCGGAGGCGTTGGCCCACTCCTTTTCGATAAAGGCCAAGGGCGTCAGTTTACCCTCGAACAGCAGGGTGATGTCGGACATGTGAGGATCTCCTCTGGAGGGGGCCGGTGACCCGGCCAGTTTATGGTGTCGGGGGGTTCGATCGCCCGGCGAAGCGACAAGCGAGCCGAGCTTCGCCGCGGTCGCGCCTGGCGGCTCAAGCCGCCTTCGCCGCCGCCGCGGAAGGCCCGCAGTCCGGACCGATCCCCGCGAGCGCCAGAGCTGTCGCGATTAGGGCCGGCGAGTAGGGCATGACGCCGTTCTCGCGGCGGACGATGGCTCGGATGAGGTCGCTGAGGCATGCGGCGTCGCGCAGATCGATCGGCGCGTCCGGCGCAACGGCGCAGGCGCGGGCGACGCTGGCGACATAGGCCGCCGTGTCGTTCTCGGACGGCGGCGCGAACCTGTTGATAATGGCCGCGATCGTCTTCAGCCCGTGAGCGTGCTGATAGCTCAACAAGGTCTTGGCCAGGGCGCGAAGTCCATATTCCGGCGCCCGGAACACGAGGAAGTCCGCGTCCGTCTGTTCGGCCGCCTGGCCGAGCCAGGGGTCCGGGCCGGGCCGAAGATTGCCGGGATTGTTGTTGCGAATGCCGCGAGGGGTCATGGCGAGCCTCTGATGGGATCGAATGAAGGGATTTCTGGGACGCCATGGCCGCGGCGTCGTCAGCCGCCGGCCCACTGGCACGGAGTCGGGCGGGTCACGCCCTGCCTCAAAAGGCGCAACGCGTTCAGGCGTCGGGTCCCTTGCGCGGCTGCAGCAGGGCGAACAGCCCCGTCACGATGGCGCCCACAAGGCCTGCGTTCGCGGGCGGTACGGCGCCCAGGCAGGCGCAGATGGCGATCACCCCGAGCAGCCCCAGGGCGGCCAAGGTTTGAACGTCGGATTTCATCGCGATTCTCCACTGGAAAGCGTCCGAGCCGCCGCGCCGAAAGGCGCCGCCAAGCTGGCCGTCTTGGCGCGAACGGGGTGGATTGAACTCGGGGTCTCAGCCTTCGCCTTCAGGCGAATTCGCTCAACGGCGCGGCGAGGTCGGCCGTACGCCCATCAGGTGCTTGAGATCCTGGCGCACCTCGGCCAGCTGTTCACGGACGCTCTGAAGCGCCGCCTTCAGCACCTCGATACCGGCCCGGTGCGCTTCCGCCAGGTCCGCCTGCAGCTCGAGCTTCTCTAGCCTCGCCCTCAAATTGGATTGCTCTTCGTCGGAGCGCCCGAAGCGGTAGGAGACGCGGATGGCGTGCACCACCCCGGCGCCCACCGCCCCGACCAGACCCACCCCGAGCGCGCCCACCGCCGCCCATTCCTGCGGTCCCCAGGCGGTCATGTTAGGCCTCCAACGTTTCGATGTAAGAGAATATTTTGCATGTAAGAATATTTGAACTCTTGCTTGCTTAGTTCCATCTCATATTAACTGAGTCGATCCACGATCTTGCGGGGCGTTCAAAAAAACAATACGAAAAATATGATAATGGCCAAACCACAATTATCGCAAATATTGTCATTAAATTTTGAAGGAATGGAGAAAAATGGCAAATTTTTACCGCCAATACGCTTACAATGAATGTTAATATGATCTGGTGAATCATATAACTTGAATATGTTAGGTTTCCGAGCGCGGCAATAATTCTTAGATTTGATGCTTTTGCGCCACTAACGTCTGCCGCAGCAGCGAATATGAGAATTCCCATAATAAGTATTAATAGGATTACCTCCGGCCACCGGAAAACACTTCCAATCAAAAAAAAGCACACGCATAAAATAAAGGGAATATTTCCAAATGGCAGTCGTCCTAAAATAGTTCTATATTTGAAGACAATCATGCCAAATGCAAATCCCGCGAGGGCTCTCATTATACCAAAGTCAAATGTTCTATAAAAAAAATGTGAGTCATCTTTTAATGCGTAGATAATAAACAATGATAAAATCGAACATTCAACGATAATGCTTCTCAGCGTAATTATCAAAATAGCGGGGAAAAACAGGTAAACGATGAATTCCGCACTAATAGACCAACTTGGCGCGTTAAAAGACAGATGATTACACGTCCCCGCGGAGTGCAAAAGGAAAGCATTCTGTAAAAGACACTTATTATCATATAATGATGCATTATTAGCTGTTATAAAATGATTATTGACGAATACACCAATGAAAAAAAATAGCAACAAAGTCGCCCAGTGCAAAGGCAGCAGCCTACCAATTCTCCTTTTCAAAAACACAAAATATTCGTCTGTCGTCCTCATTTTTTTGCTGTAAATATATGAAATAATGAATCCTGATATCCCAAAAAATAAATCAACAAATAATCGAAATGAATTTGTTGAATTTAATATAAATTGAAACTGCGGACCAGCAACAATTAGACCCCTTGCGTGTAATATTATAATTCCAAACGACGCCATAAATCGAATCGCGTCTATATGCAATAGATGACCATCCGCCGAATGAATAACATCAAATGAAATTAATTCCTGTTTTGCGTCATCATTTATTACTTTTGAGCTAATATTTGGACGGGTCATGATTTATTGTTATACAACTGTTCCGGAAGCATTTATCCAAACTGGGCCCGCTGAACTCTTGCACCATATCGGCAGATTTAAATTCAAATCGAAAAATATTTGCCCTACAATAGGGGTAGATGGCCTGGCAATTCCATTTAAAGTTGATTGTAGTCGCACTCGGCCCGTTGGATTATCTGATCCAAGATTAGCAGAATATACAGACTGGGTAACAAAACTAGGTACTCCGCTTTGATCCATCCATAAATGACCAAATTGGCTGTTTGAGCCACCATTATAATCGGCAAATACAATATGACCTTGTGAATACGTCGATCTATCTCCCGTACTATTCACATTTATATTATATCCGCATCGCAACCTTAGATCCCGAGGGGAAACACCACCGCCAGCTTGGAAATCAATTGAATAATATGAACCACCCCATTGATTACTAACAATTTGAAATTGACTATTTCCAGATCCTATGTCGTAAGCACTAATTCCTCTGTTGCTGTTGGCCGTGAACCCAAAATTCATCGCATGAGCCGAACCACTCAAAGCGCTGGCGGTCATACCGTTATAATTTGTAACTGACCACTCCGCGCCAGGTAAATTTTGGCCGTCCGGTGTAAAATTGTTAATTGGTATTCCCAGCGGATTTGAAACCCACATTACTTCTGAAACAATCGACACATTAGAGGCATTAACCGTTGGCAGTGCAGAAATTGTAATAGTTTGCAACGATGAGTAAACCCCGTCACAACCGCATTTATCGGTATGCCGGCCCCCTGTAAGTTTTGACCAACGAACAACTGCTGCCAGTTTGACGATGAAACCGATGTAATGACATTCGACGTTGCCAAAATTGACCCTGTCGCAGCAAATCCAAGTTGACCAAATAGCGGTGCTCCGCCCCAGATCTGCGGCGGCACGAGGGATATTGATGCGCTTCCGATAAAATAAAATGCTGCCGCGTAAATCGATTCAAATCGATTCCCAAATGCTTCAAATGCCGTAGTACAGTATCCATTTGGCGCGTTTACCTGAACAGCATAGCCTACGCTTTCGAAATCATTGTGCGCAACGGTTATGGCGTTGGGCACATAGGTCTGACCACTATGAATTGTAATCAATATTGCCGATGTCAGAAATCCATCATTACTTCCTTGTGTTGTAATTTGACAATGCTCTATTGTGGTTGAGTTTGCGGCTCCACGAAGGCGGACACCATATGGTATATCTCCGATGTCGGAACCTGATTCCTTGCGAACCCAGCAACGCAAAATTTTCGTCCAAACGCATCCTGTTGTGTCGATACCGGGAGTCGTCTCGAACAAATCAAACGCCGCATAATCCGTCTGCTGGTTCCCCGTAAACGGCACCCCATTGGCGATGACCGAGCAGTCCACCAGCGACACCGACCCCGTCCCCGAGAGGCCGAACCCGCCGAGCGCGGCGTTGGTCCCGGCGCCCGCCCCGCCGGATCCCCGCTGGTTGATCGTCAAGCCCATCACGGTCTGGCGGTTGGGGATATTGTCGCCCTCGATCAACAGGCCATAGATCGCGTTGGCGCCCGTGGTCAGGATCGCGCCATAGGCCAGGATCAGGATATTGGCCTGGGCCGGGCCGTCGTTCAGATTCAGCACGGCCTGCTTTGCGCAATAATAGGTCTTGCCGGCGGTCATGACGCCGACGCCCCCGCTCTGAGCCAGCTGGGCCAGCCAGGCGTTCACCGCCGCGCTGTCGTCGGTGACGCCGTCGCCCTTGGCGCCGAAATTGTCCACGCCCCAGAAGGGCGCCGCGCCCAGGGCCTGGCCGAAGGCGGCGTCGAGCAGGCCGATCGAGGCCGGTGACGGCAGGTCGGCGAAGGTGGTGGCGACGGCGGGCGAGGTCATGTCTCTTGAGTCCCTGACGGTGAGTGTGGCGCTACGGATTGCCGATGACCAGGATGTTCAGCGTCGAGCTGCCGTTTTCCTGGAGAGATCCGCTGGTGACCTCGAGCGTCACCGAACTGGCGGTTCGCGCCGTGTTGGTGTCCTCGATACAGACCCATTGCGGCTGGGCCCCGTCGCCGAACGTGCAAAGGGTGGTGAAATTGGTGTTGGGAAACGGGTTGGCGAAGTTAACCGTGTAGTGCCCGATTCCTATACGCGTAACGCTGTTGATGCCCGTCCCGCCGGCGACCGTACAGGTTCCCGTACTGCAGCCGGTGATATAGCCGCGCACCAGGGTCGGCGCGGTCGCGCCGGTCTGGAAATAGGTCCCGTCATAGGTCAGGGTGACGATCTGGCCGGCCGGTAGGGTCTGGATCGGGTTGGCGCCGTTGACCTGGATCGTCTTCGCCCCCAGGCCGCTGACATTGATCGTGGCGGCGCCGGCCAGGGCGTTGGCCAGCTTCACCTGTACGACCGCGCCCGCGACATAGGCGGTCCAGGCTGGTGTCGGCGCGACGACCAGGGCGCCGGGGGCGCCGGTATCCAGGACATAGGTCTGGCTCTGACCCTGGACCACAGCCGCGAGGGCCGCCGGCGTCACCGCCTGGGCGCTGCTCGCCCCCGCCTGGGCCACCGCCGCCGTGGTCAGCTGCACCTTGCCGGCCACCGCTGTGGTCGCCGACACGACCGTGGTCGGAATCGAGATCGCGGAGACGCCATTGAACAGCGTCGGCGTCCCCGTCACATCGCCGTTCGTCGCCACCGTGGCGCCGGGGTTCAGGGCGACCGCCGCATTCGAGCTCGATGTGGTCTGGTCCCAGATCAGGTTTCCGGACCCGTCATAGACCTGCTCGCGATAATTCCCCGGCGCGACCCAGATGGCCGCCTGGCCCCGCGAGTCCAGGATCACGGGCGCGGAATTGGGGATCGACAGATTGGCGTCCTGATAGGTGGCGACCGGGGTCGTGGTCCCGACCTGATAGAGGTAGACCGCGCCGCCCACGATGGGCTGGCCGTTCTGGTCCACGAACTGCTGGCGCCCGTTCAGCACCTGGCCGCCGGGCGCGGCCAGGGGCGCCAACGGCGTCAAGCCGAAAACAAGCGCCAGCGCCGCGGCGCGCGCGGGGAGGTGAGGCATGGGGGGACTCCTCAGGATGAGCGCAGGCGGTCCCGCACATGCGACAGCGCCAAGGGCGTCGAGGCGAAAGGCCTATCTATGCAGCTTCAGTGCTGGCGATTGTCCTACAAGGCCGCTCGCGTCTTAAGGAACTTGAGGTACTTCGCGTCTTCATGCTCGAAGACCGCCGGCCCTTCCAGGGCGTAGGCGCGGATGAGCTCCTCCGCCGAAGCGTCAAGATCGCCGAGTTCGTAGAGGGCTTGGCCGAGCCTCATGTGAATGAACGGATTGCCGAAGCCTTCGGCGCAGCGAACCGCGTCGCCTAGCGCGGCGTAAGACTTCTCGATGTCGCCGGCGAGAAAGTAGGCGTCGCCGATGGCGACCAGGACCCAGGTCGCCGCCGGCCAGATTTCCTTGGGCGTCGGTATCAGGTCCCACGCCCGGCGATATTCCTTCAAGGCCTGGCTAAGGTCGTCCGCCTCGAGGAAAGCCTCCCCCTTGGCGCAGTGGGACTGAATTTTCTCGTATAACTCGTCCGGCAGTTCTGACGGTGCAGTCATGGGAAGATTCCTGGCGGAGGGGGATCCGATAGACCTATAGGCGGCATATAGCGCTCCGTCATCGCCCCGCCCTCGGACCTGTTCTGGGTCCGATGTTGCAGCTCATAGTTGCTATCGTCGAGCATAAACTCCCGCGCTTGGCGGCTCCGAGCGCCGAATTGGCGTCCTACGCTATTCCACCAACTGACCGCCGCCTGTTTGTGCGCCATGTCGACGTTGTGGTCAATGAATGTCAAGCTATTGTCATCGTTTATTATGTGTAAATTGTTTGGATTCCCGCGGAGCAATGGCCCTTCACCAAAGATTTTATTTTCAGTCCTCATTCGATTGACGACTTTATTTCCGACAGCACTATATTTGCTTGGGGTTCTACCAAGATATAAAAGTCGAAGGGATTTCTTTTTAAGAGATTGCAGGAGTGACGGCTGATCACCGTGGAGCGACGGCGGGGTCGTAGACGGAGGAGGATCTTCTGATGGCGCTGGGAGCGGACTGTCCACCGCCGGGCTAGTCGCCTCCCCCGGCTTTGGGAGAACGTCGTCCGAATAGGTCGCGAGCCGCTGCGGCTCATAGCGGGCGTTCAAGAGCCGGCTAGCGCCCAAGTCGAGGAGCGCACCCGCCGAATGTGCTGCGCCGGCCGGCAATGCGCCCGCGACGAAACCGCCAGGGAGAGCCTTTGCCTTTTGGGTCAGATCGCCTTGGGTATCCGCCGCAGCATGGACTGCATTCGCCGTACCCTGAGCGGCCATGTCCACAACAGCGGGCGCCGCGGCGCGCGCAATCCGGCTGAGATCGCCCGCCCCCTGGAGAGCCCTCCATCCCAGGACGCCTTCGCGAACCGGAGCCGCGAGGCCATCGGTGAGGAGCATCGGAGCGACGCCGCCGGCCGCCTCGCCAGCGAAATGAAACCAGGGGTATCTTTGGCGCTCTTGGCGATCCAGCGCCTCACGGCCCGCCAAATCCCGCTGATAGGTCTCGTTGAAGTTGCCGGTCAGGAGCGCCGGTGCGGCGTCGAAGAACGAAGCGGCGTACTTGCCGGTCCCGAGCGTGACGCCGTCCCAGGCTCCATCCTGAAAGGCATCCAGACGCGGATCGGGAAAATAGCGACGCTGGATCCAGTCCCCGACGACGGGAACCGCGTACCTGAGGGCCGCCGCCTCGGCCGTATGCTCAAGGGTGTCCGGATCGACGTACTGCTTCAGCGCCCCATCATCACGCTGGACGTACCAGTCGCCGCCATGGATCGGCATCCGACCGTCTGAGGGGATGGCCATTGGGCGTTTCGGGCTGCCTGGTGGTGCGTTTGGATCGAAAATGCCCTTCTTAATTAACCCCCAGTATGTCTCGCTCTGGGCCGGCGTGGTGTCTTCGAACTGACCCGTCGGTCGGCCGTCGGGATCGACCATTGCGATCCTCAGACGGTGGGGATCGCGAGGCGGAATCTTCGGGCGACGCGGATGAAGCGCGGGCGCGACCGCGCCGGGCGCCCCGGATGACCTTACGGCGATCTTCTGTGGCCAGGCCGCCGCCGTGGTCGAGGGGCCGGAGCCAGCCGCGAAGTCGCTTTGGACCGTACCAGTTCCGGACGGCGCGTCAGCGGCGCCTGCGCTTGACGCTACCGATCCCGCCGAACCGCCGGCGTCGCCTTGGCCAGGGGAATCTGAAGGGCTAGGCGCCGCGCCAGAGCCGTACGCGCCAGAGTTGTCTTGGCCAGAGTCGTCTTGGCCAGAGTCGTCTTGGCCAGAGTCGTCTTGGCCAGAGTCGTCTTGGCCAGAGTCGTCTTGGCCAGAGTCGTCTTGGCCAGAGTCGTCGTCGCTCCCGACGCCCCACCTGCCCGTCAGCGCCTGAAACGTCTGGTAATTCGCCAGATGCGTCGTGTGGAACTGAAACGCGCGGCGCCGGATGTCCGCGTCGCTCGCGTCCGGCGAAATGCCGCTGAGGATGCCCACTGCGCTCTGGGCCATGCTCGCCCAGTCGGCGTGACCCAGCCGCGGATCGACACGCACATTGTCGAGGACGTGCGCTACGCCGTCCGCGACATGGTCGTAGGTCAGCGACCCGGGCGGCTGGGCCAGCAGGCCGTGGACCATGGGCCGGATGACGCCGGACGCGGCCTCGGCGGCCTTCGCGAGCTGTTGCGCATCGCGGGTCCAGGCCCAGGGATTGGCATTCAGGTCGGGTGCGCCCGCGCTCGAACCGGAAGCAACCGGGGCGCCCGCGCCCCAGCCCTCGGGCAGGGTTGGCGCGTAGCCCTCACCAGTGTCGAATGTGTTCGGGTCGGTCGCCGCATAAGCGTCTGAGGCCATGGCGTCCTCGCAACAGGAATCGCCGCGCGCCCCGGATGGGACGGCGGTTGGAAGATCGGGTTTTGAGTCGCGGCCAGGCGCGGAAAGTCTGGGCGCGCCTGAGCGGTCAGCCCGTAAGTACGGGGCTACCCATCATCGAGAAGAAATCGGCGGGCGCCTCGCTCAGAGGCGTGAGGGGTCTCAATTATGCTTGCCGTACAGGCCGCCGCCACCAGAGTTGTTCACGCCCAATAGGCTCTGCAAGAGTAGGTTCGTAGAGCCTGCAAAGGGCGCATTCAGCGCATTGGCGCTGCCGAGCGCAGCGCCGGCGTTCGCCGCGCCGATGCTGGTCAGGTCGGAGCTGACGGCGTTGGCCGTTTGCGTCCCGAACGCTCCGGTCTGGGCGGCGGCGGACTCGCCCATATTGGCCTGTTGCTGCAATAGGCCGGCATAGGTTCCGTAGCTCTGGTTGGCGAGACCCGTCGCGTAGTTGGCCGCCCCCATCAGCGCCGCGCCCGATGTTCCCAGGCCCCGCGCCGCGGCCGCGCTCTGGGTGCTCTGAAGGCCCTGTCCCAGCGCGAACTGATATCCAGGCAAGGACTCCAGCGTCGCCGTCTGGGAGGCGGACGGACCCGTGAGCAGATTGCTGAGGGTCGCCTCCGCGGCCTGACCGGTCGTCCGGAACGGCGCCAGATTAGCCTGGGTCGTATTGAACATCTGCTGCTGTTCATTGATGGCGGCGTTGGCGGCGCTCTTCTGCGCATTGGCGGCGGCGTTCGCACCATAGACCTGTGCGCCCACACCGAGCGCCGTGCCTCCTCCGACGATGGCGGCTGCGACCATGGTCAATCTCCGATCCAGAGGGTGTAGTAGGTCTCCACCGGCGTGAACCCGAACGCCTGGAACAGGCGCCCGGAGTCCTGGTGAAGCTTGGAGCCTAGGAAGGCGCGCTGCACGCCCCGGCGTTTCAGCTCCGACAGCAGCCGGCGCATCATCTTCAGCCCGCCGGCCCGGTTCCTGTGGTCCTTGCGGACCCAGAAGATGTCCATGATGAAGGTCAGGGTCTGGCGATAGTGCAGTCCCGGCGCGACGAAACCTACGAAATACCCGACAACGTCGCCCGCTTCCCGCAACGTGACGACGAGGGTTTCGCCCCGCGCCTCCCGGGCCAGATAGACCTCGTATTGGGGATCGAGCGGCGCCTTGTCCTTGTCGAGCGCAAGGTCCGCCCAATGGTCCGCGAACAGGGGCTTGATCTCCTCCAGCACCCCTTCGACCGTCTCGACCTGAGCGGTCAGCATGGGTCGTCCGCCAGGCGGATATCGACGACCACCGCGATGCGATCGTCGGCCGAATTGTTGACGACGGAGTGGGTCGCGCGATTGTCGATCCACCAGACCTCGCCGGAGCGGAACGCCACCTCCTCGTCGCCTATGCGAAAAAGGCAGCCCGGCTGGCTCGACAGCGCGATCTGATAGCGCCGATAGACCTGCGCCGGCGCGCCCTCGTCCACATGCGGCGCGATGCTGCGACCGGGCGCCAGGCGCGAGACGATCACCCGCCCGAGCTCGGCGCCCTCGACCCGACGCATCAGGTCGAGCACGATCGGCCGCAAAGGCGCCAGCGCCTGCCAGGCCGGATAGGGCCGCGTCCGCAGCGCATCGATCACCTCTTCCGGCCGTTCCGGGTCGATCGTGTTGAACCGCACCCAGATGTCGTCGCACTCGGCGTGCGGCGAGGCCGGATATCGGGTGCGCAGGGTATGAACGTTCCAGAGCTCCGGCCGCGCCGCCAGGGCGTGGAGAACGGGCGTGACGTCCAGGCCTTCGGCGATCTTCAGGAAATGTCTCACGTCTTGATGATCCAATTGAGGACGGCGAAAGGCGGCAAGGTCGGCAGGGCGGTCCCGCCACCGGTATTGGCGAGGGTGGCGGTGATCCCCGTCGAGGCGGTCTGGGTTCCGGTGATCCCGGTCACGGCCGATCCCGTCGAGCCGGACGCGGCGCCCCCTGCCCCTGTCCCGCCAGTGACAGTTGAAGCCGCCACCGAGGCGGTGTGACTGTGGCCCGGATCGCTGATCGTGTGGGCATGTCCAGGGTCGGCGATGGGGTGGGTGTGGGCCGGCAGGTTCGCCGAGCCGATAACCGCCCCTTCGGCGCCGCCGCTCTGACCCAAGGTCCGCGCGGTAAGCCCAGGCCCCGCGCCGGCGCCGACGAGGGTTCTCCCCCTGAGGTCCGGCAGGTTGAAGGTGCTGGCGCCATCACCGTCGCCCCAGACCGTCCCCAGGACACCGAACAGGGTTGCGTAGTTGGTCCGGCTGACGGCCGAGCCGTCGGCGATGAGCCAGCCAGAGGTCGGCAGCACAGCCCCGGGCCAAGGCTTCAGGTCGCCCGTGACATAGCCCACGCCGCCGGCGCCGCTGGACCCTCCGGTCCGATTCCACAGGTTTGTGAAGAACTGCCGCCAGGCGCTTGTAATCACGCCCGTCCCAGGATCGGTCAGGGGCGCCGTGAGGTTGGGGAAACCCTGGGCCGCCATATCAGCCTCCCGTCAGACGTCTCAGCTTCCCGCGGGCGCCGCATCGACATAGGCGCCGTTCAGCACCGTCTCGTAAGGAAACGACCAGCTCAGCTCGAACACCCGCCGCCGCGCCATTCCGGTGCGCCGCCAGGTCGGCGTGCGCAGGGTGTCGCCCGCGGCCCCGAGCCCCCGCATCACCGGCTGGCCCCAGCTCAGACCGCCGTCGTCGCTCCACCGCAAGGACACCTGTGGCTCGAGCGGCGAGCCGCCGAAGAAGCTGAACGGCGCCCCTGACGGCGAGGTGAACCCCACTGTCGATCCGTCCGCGTCCTCGAACTGAAACGCCACGGACGGGTTCGGCGCCTGGCCGAGCGAGGGCGTCGTCCCCGTCTCCATGTCCGCGATGAACGACCCGTAGCTCACCCGCCGGGCGTCCTCGCGCAGATGCGGAAAGCTCTGGATGCGCGGGATCGCCGCGCCCGCGTCCGTGAAAGCCTGTGGGTCGAGCGCATAGAGGGCGCCCGTTTGCCAGTCCTGGCATACCGTCCGGCCATAGGCCTGGGCGCAGGAGCCCGCGCGATGGCGGTGCAGAGCGCCCGTGCCGTCCAGCCATGCCCTCTGATGCCAGAGCCCCGTCGCCGCGTCATAGACCCAGGTCTCATCGGCGCTCGGAAAGCTCAGCACATAGAAGACATGGCCCTGCTGCTGGTAGGTGAAGCCGATCGCGTCCGAGATCGTCCCATAGGTCGAAAGGCGCGCCTCCAGGGCATGGTTGGAGATGCGCTTGGCCTGATACTGCGCGGCCTCCACCACAAGGGCCTGGCCCTGCCGATCCTGGGCCAGCCAGTAGATCGACAGATCCTGCTTGGCGATCGAGTATTTCGCGACCGCCCCATGCTCGACGAAAACGCCCGGCATCCGTTGAAATGGAAAGTCCGCGGCGCCGGAGTCGATCCAGACCTCGGACGAGAGCGTCCCGATCAGCCAGGGCTCCAGATGCTGACATATCACCCCCTGCAGCGGATCGGCCGCGCCGGTCTTGGCCGCGATCCAGAGGGGATTGAACGCCACGCCCGGCGCCCAGGTCGAGGGCGAGACATAGAACTGCGCCGTGCCCGGCCGGTTGAACAGGAAATAGGTGTCGACGAAGTCCACCCGGTCTGCGCCGTAGAAGGCCGGATCCGAGATCGCGCCGTTCCAGCTTCGCCCCGACAGGGTCACGCTATAGCCCGCCGGACTGCCGTCCACGAGCACCAGGACCACCCCATTGTCGGCCATGGACACCGGCGTGACCGGCAGCGCCTCCGAATAGGTCAGCGTCCCCAGCAGGTTATGGGCGAAAGTCGGATCGACATAGTAGAGGCTCGACCCCACGACCGCGTAGAGATCCCCGCTCGACGCCACATAGAGCCCCCGCCCCGCCCCCGGCGTCGGACTGGCCAGCAGCGTCAGGCCCGGCGTGGGATAGTAGCTGAACGGAAACGGCGCGTCGGGCGGGTTACGTTCCGGATAGAGGTTGATGCAGCGCTGGGCCTCGGCCGACAGGCTGCGCGCCTGATAGGCGCCGGCGGTGAGGGCGACGCGCATGGGCGGCTGTTCCTTGAGAACGAGATTTCTGAATCCGCAACCCTCGGCGTCGCCGCCCGGTCGCTTGCCACGGCGGCCGCGACCGCCAGGCTCAAGCCCGTGCGAAGCGAATGCCTCCGATGGTGAAGAGACCGCCCCGAACGATCCGCCCGCGTCGCGTGCGATACGACCCCTACAGCAGTCTCGAAGAGCTCGAGGGCGTAAGTTGGGGCGAACCCACCTACGACTCATATGTGGTCACGACGTCCCATGCCCTGCGCAAGAAGCCGCTCAACCGATTGACTGACGAGGAGCTGCGGTTGGGTCTCAGCCAGCAGATCGGCCTGGACTTTCTGACATTGCTGGCGATTGAACGCCTCAGCGAGAATCCCCTTCGCTCGGGTGACTTCTATCCGGGCGACATGCTGGTCGCCCTGATGCGCATTTCACCAGACGCCTGGGCCAACAAGGCTGATCTACATCGCACGACGACCGGGCTTGCCAAGACGGTACTGGAAATCATGGAGAACACGCCTGAGCTTGAAGACGCTTATCTCCGCAAGGCCTGTGAGACGTTCCTTGCGAGTGGACATTAGGGTCTGTGTTCCTTTGGGATCAGGCGGAACGCTTTAATCTATAAGGCCCTCACCCCGTCGTCCCCCCGTCGCTGAAGATGTTGTAGGGCGCGCCCGTAACCACGGTCGATGGCATCCGCAACCGCGGGATCTGGGTGTTGGCGTTGCGGATGACGGCCAGGGCGTCCTTGGCCACCGCCACCGCCACCGCGTCGGGCGGCATCTGGTAGGCCGAGCGCAGCCGCACCGCCAGGTTCCACAACAGCGCCGCCAGATATTCCGGCGGCAGGCTGACCGCCGTCGCCGGCGTGGCGAACTGGCCCAGAGTGTCCTTGGTCACCAGATGCAGCTCGAACAGCCCGGCCATCGGCACCGGATGGGGATAGACCAGACCCATCGGATAGGCCGCGTCGTAGAAGATCGTCTCCGGCCAGGTGCTCAGGGTCTTCAGCCGGATGCGGCTATAGTCCTCGCGCGAGGCCAGGATCGTCAGCGGGTAGTCCACCAGATTGGGCGCGTCATTGACCAGCTGGCGGAAATAGGCCGCCTCCAGCCGATCGGGCCTGGGAATGTTGAAATCACCCCCCGTCCCCACCGCGTAGGACTGGGCGCCGGTGGACGTCAGAGCCGCGTCGATCAGATGGTAGACCAGCCATCGCTTGCGGTTCCACTGGCTGATCATCTGGTTCAGGTGCAGCAGGGCGTCGTTGGTGTCCTCGGCGGCGGCGGCCTGGCCTACGCCGATGACGCCCGCGATCTTGAGCGCCTGGGCGATGAGGTCGGCGGCCGTGGTCATGACCTCACCCCTCGTCGTTGTCGGAGGCAATGGCCTGGATCGACGCCTTGGCCCGCTTGGTCCGCCCTTCCCGCGCTGCGGGGCTTTCAGCCTCGGCCAGGGCCGCGAGCTCCTCGTCCTCGTCGTTCACGACGACATAGGGACCCATCGGGCCGTCCGGATAGAGGTGCTTGGGATATTCTTGGAACGTGTAATCCGCGAACGGCATGGCGTCATAGACCGTGTGGGTCTTGGTCATGGAACTCTCCTAAGGATGGGAACGCGTAGGAACGCAAGGGTCCCGGCGACTCATAAGAGTTCACGTCGGGAGCGTGGCGGCGAAGCAAGGCGACATTCACCGCATGATCTGCGGAGATTAACCCCTCTAAGCTCCGCAAGGGCCCGCCCTACACCATGTCCCCGATCACCACCGCCCACTCCGGCCTGAGCCAGGCATAGCCGTAGAGCACGTCCAGGCGAGTCGCGAGCTGGTCCGTGCCGATCACGTACTGGGTCAGCATCCGCATGGAGACATTGTCGAACACCGCCCGCGCCGCCTCCTCCACGCCCTTGGACGGGGTGTAGAGATCGGCCGTCACCAGGGCCACCGACTCCGGCGCATAGGCGATGTTGCGGCGGTGCGTCTCCGAGGCGTTGTGGGCCAGGGCGATCACCGCGCCGTTGGCCGGCGAGGAGTCCGTCGTCTGGTACTGCACCGGCGCGCCGTTCAGCGGCGGGACGATGGCCGGATAGATCGGAATCGAGGTCGAGCCGCTGGGAACCGCCGCCGTCACCACGAACTGGCGCGGCGTCTGTAGCGACACCTTGGTGATGCGGTTGACCTGGTTGACGCCGGCGATGGTGATGATGTCGCCCTTGTTGAAGGTTCCCGTGATCGGATTGACCGCCAGGTTCAGGCCGGTCTGGCCTGCGCCGTTGACCGTGCCGGCCGAGAAGCTGCCGGTGGTGTGTTTGATCGTCGTCTGGTCCTCGAACCAGGCGAAGTTCAGGGCGTCATAGATCTGGCCGCTCTCGTATTGGCGCGAGATGGCCTTGGCGGGGTTGAACAGACCCGACAGGGTGTTGACCGTGCGCGCCATGGTCACCGGGTCGGCGACCAGCTTGCGCCGCCCCACGGGCGCGGAGTTGTTGGTCAGGGTCGCGCCCGCGGTCAGCACGGTGGAGGCGGTCGGCGAAGCGACCGACCCGCCGGAGCCCGTATTGGCGACGTAGTTGCAGACCCCGCCCTCGATGCCCGACATCACGTCCGCCGCCACGGCGCCGGCGAGGTTGTTGACCATGGGCGCAAGGATGCGCTCGGAATAGTCGTCCAGGGACAGGGTGCGGTCCACCGAGTTGAATGATACGTCCACGTGCTTCTGGGTCGAGACCACCAGGGTCGTCGACTGTTCGGCCGTGTCCTGTGCCGACAGCGCCGCGCCGGTCGCCACCACGAAGTCGTTGGGCAGGCGGATCTTCAGGTTGGAGCCGATCTTGGCCCCCGACACCGCATAGTCGGCGTCGTACTGGCGGTTGACGTTCTGGATGAAGGCGTTGGAGTTCTTCCACAGCCTGAGGGCCTGCCGGGTGATCATGCCCAGCGTGAGAATGGAGTTCGCCACGGCGAGTGTCCTTTGCGTTCGCGGGAGGAGGAGGTCGGGAGTCCGGGCGGCGAGGCCGGGTTACGCGCGCGCACATGGGGAAGACTCGGCCGCCCCAAGTCGGCAGGGGATCATCCGCGGCGGGCGCGGCGCGCGGAGTCGCGCTTGTCCATCTCGCGCATCCACTGGTCGATCGGAACGGAGTCGTCAGACGGGTTGAAGCCTCGCGCGGAGGCCCCGCCGATCGGGCTGATCGGCGCCGGCGCCTGTGACACGGGACGGTGACCCTGCTGGCCGATCCGCACCGAGAGCTTGGCCAGCTCGGCCGCCTGTTTCAGCGGCGGCATGCCGGCGATCTGCCGGGCGGCTTCCGGATCGCCGCCCAGATGGTGCAAGACCTTCTCCGGATGGTCACTCTGCATCAGGGCCGCCAGGAATCCCGGTCTCTGCGGGCTCAGCACGCCATGCGCCTGAAGTTCGTTGATTCGATCCTGGAAGTCCGGATACGCCTGGACGCCCGCCTGATGAATGGCGTTGGACTTGGCCGTAAACGCGTGGGCGGCGACGATCTGCTGGGCGCGGGCCTCGACCATGCGCTCCAGATCACGGGGTGGGGGCGCGGACACGCTCGCGCCCTGCCGACCGGCGCCCGGCCCCATCCGCTGGATGAGGGACTCCGCAGCCATGGCCCTGCGCTCCGCATGCGCGCGGGCGGCCCGCTCGGCCGAGATCCGGCTGGTCAATTCTCCAAACCGCTCCTGCAGGCCCCGTGACAGCTTCTTCGGCCGCGCATCGGGCTCGTCCTCCTCGGGGTCCGGATCGGGATCGGGCAGTTGTTCGATCTGCGCCGGCGCCGCGGACACCTCGGCGTTCAGCTGGGGCTCGTCGTTCGGATCGGTCTCGTCGTCATACATGGAAAGGCTCCTCTCCTTCCGGGCCCAAGGCTGCGGGATCGGGCCGCGCTACGGGTTTTGCAATTCGTGTTCTCGTGGTCCTCAGAGCGAGACCCGTTCAGGCGACCTGGCTGGCGCCCGCCACCTTGGCGGCGCCGTCGTAGCAAAGCGCCTCGTGGATCTCGGCCTTGCCGCGCTTGCACAACTTGCGGTCATCGGCCAGCCTTCCCCAGTCCGGATGGTCCTCGTCGGGCAGGGCCAACAGGTCCACGAACACCTCGCGTACGTCGGGCACGAACATCGGCCAGTTGGCGCGGCAGAAGGCGTCCATCACGGGCCATTCGCGATAGAAGGCGTTCGAATACAGCGCCGCCGCCTCATAGGCTTCGCGCGCAAACATGACGGCGTGCTTGGCGATCAACCTGTGCGTCGCGGCCGTCATGCGCCCGGCTCCGGCTGAGCTTGAGGCAGGATTTGGCCCAACCTGATCTGCAAGGCTTCTTCGACCGTCGACTGGATCAGCGCGAACAGTCCCTCGCGATCGACCGGCAGGACCTTCTGCAAGGCCTGAAGCCGCCGCGTCTCCGCGTCGAACCGCTCCACGTCGCGCAGCTCCTCCTTACTGCGCGCCCGGATCTTCTCCGTCGCCAGTTCGTCCGTCATCGATTTCAGCAGCTGCTGCACGGTCGTAAGTTGCTGCTGCAGCTGGGTCTCGGCAGGACTCGGTCCTTGGCCCAGCGCCTGGGGCGGGGCGAGTTTCTTCAACCGTTCGGCCGCCTCGTCCGCCATGGGAAAGTCCGCCGCCTTGAGCACCAGGTCGCCGATGACCCGCATCAGGTCCGGGTTCTGCGCCGCGATCTGGCTCAACGCATTGAAGGCCTCCTGCCGGCGTGTCGCGAAGGCCGGCCCCACATCGGCCTGCACCTCGTAGCGGCCGAGCTTGGGATTGAACACGGCGGCGATCTTGTCCGCCGAGGCCTGCTCGACCTCGGCGTGCGCTCGGGGCGAGGTCGGGTCGATCTGCACATGCAGCTCGGTCCCATCTTCCTGTAGGATCTTGATCAGGCGCCGCGTATCATAGATTTTCGGCGCTAGGTCCAAAATGATCTTGCCGGTGAAGCGGATCGCCATGGCGAGCTGATCAATATAGTGATAAGTCGCGTTATCGCCCTGCCGCTGGCGTTGCTGGATCGCGATGCCCGAACGCTCGTTTGACGGCTGCCCCATCTCGGCCTGGTACTGACCGGAAACGAGCTGCATATCGGTCGCCGCCGCCTGCATGCCCTCGATGAAGGCCGGCGCCGAGCTTGGCGGTTGCGCCCGCTCCGGCGGCGGGATCGGCTGACCGTCATCGTCCCTGTGATTCCAGGGCAGCACAGAGTAGTTTGCGGTATTGGCTGTCTCCCAGTAGGTCTCGTGCCCCTCGATCGCCTGGGCCGGCGCGAGATAGGGCGACTTGCCCTGTAGCGCTCCAAATTCGACCTCGGCGGAAGCGTTATAATTGTACATGCGCTGCGGATCGATCAGGGCGCGGGCATGTCCCTTGCGGTCCAGCTCGCCGTCGATGACCGTCTCCTCGCCGGGGACCCGCACGATCGGGATGTAGGCGCCTGGCCAGTCGCGCCGTTCGACGATCTCTTCGCCGACGATCTTGAACCATTGCACCGTCGTCTCGGCGAGATCGCGCACCTGCGTCTGCGGATGCTCCAGCAGCGCCTTCACCGCCGCCTTGCCGAGCGACTGGAGCTCTGAGAGCCGAGCCGACTTCGGCTCGCCCGAGTCCGGATCCGCATAGGCCACCAACCGTTCGACGCGCTCCGACTTGCGGAAATACTCCGCGACCATGACCAGGTCTTCGTCGGTCCACGCGTCCTCGTTGCCCAGGGCCGGCGCGACGCCCCGGTCGGCATATTGCGGATAGGCCAGACGGAACTGGTCCTTGGGAACCCGGCGGAACACCAGGCCGAAGCGCGCGTCCGACCCGTCCGCCTCCTGGATATCGGGGTCGAGGAAAACGGTGAGGGGATCCGTCACCGGTTTTAGGAATATTTCCTGGTCGAAGCTGTCGGGCCCCTCATAGTCGGTGACCACCCGCCAATAGACGATCCCGCCCTGCACCTGATGCGTTGTCGCCAGATTGTAGATCGCGTCCGCATTGGAGAGATATTCGATACGCCGCACCAGCCCCTCATAGATCTGGGCCGCGTCATAGGAGGCGTCGTCGCCCACGGGCTTGATCTTTATCGAGGTCTTGTTCTGACGCGCGTCATTAATAATCTGCAGGCAGTGCTGGCGGGTCTTGTTGACCGTCAGGCAGGGACGCTCCTGCCCGTCGCGTTGCGTCCGCACGTCATCGGGCCACTGATAATGATTGTAGGCGTCGCCGTTGACGAACTTCACATCCTGCAGGAACCGGCGACGCGCGGTCGACTCCCAGGACTCGCAGCGCTGGAAACGGCGCTTGGCCTCGGCCAGAATCTTGTCGTCGCCGGACAGTCCGTCCTCGGCGCGCAGGGCGTCGTCGCTCATCGCCTTCTCCTGGTGTCGATGGCTCAGTCGGGCATGTTCGCAGCCGCCAGAGGCTTGCTTCGTCTTTCCCGCGATCATGGGAAGCCAGCACCGTTTCAGGACGGACCGAAGAGCGGACTCAAATCATAAGAGAACTATATAATTGTAATTACAATATATTTTCACGAGACCCCATCGAAGCCGCTGACCGCGGTTCGGGGCGCCGTGTATCGGAAAGACTCAAGGAAGATTTCTCGCTTCCGGGTCTCATCCAACAGGCAACCTTCGATTTCGAGAAACTATCTCAGACGAGGCGCGCGGCGACGCCCTTCTGGTCCGCTTCGGACAACAGTTCGCCCGGCGCATGGGAGAAGGGACGATCGGCGCCGTCGGCCCCGAACATCACGGCTCCGGTTCGTGACGGGGCGGCGGTCTGGGACGCGCTCGATGCGCCGACTGCAGTCTGGTTCGCGGGAAAGGCGCCCCGTCCAGACGCCGCCATCGCGTGGAGCTGTGTCGTGACCGCGAGATGGTCTTGGCCAAGTCGGCGCGCCGCATTGCGAAGGGTCGGATCGTCGGCGTCGTCTGGAATCGCGGCGAGGAAACCGACCGCCCCCTTCACCAGGTCGCCGAAGTGCTCATCGCCGAACGCGCCGCTGGCTCGGGCCGACCCCAGGAGCCTCGCCGTATCGGCGACGAACCGATCCTTGGTCAGGGTTCCCTGCGGCGATTGCAGCGCCGCTGAAACGGCCGGTCCCAAGACATTAGATAGGGCGTCGGCCGCCGCCAACCGGCCTGCGCCGACGGCTCGCATCGCCGGCCCGGCTCCGCCGCCGGCGCCGGCCGACGGGGGTCCGGGGTCACCAGCGTCGCTAACGGGCGAATCCGCGATCGGGGCGTCGTCGCCGAACAGGGCGTTACTGGAATAGTCGTCAAAGGACATGCGCCTCTCCACGGGTGAACGAATGGGCCGACGCGGCGCGCCACATCGGACGCTCCGACGTCACCGCGCCATCCAGCCGCCCGGCCCGGGCCGCGCCGGCGCGGTCAGCGCCAGGGGCCGTCGGATCGACGCCGCGCGCCGCCGCCACGCCATGACCACCGCGTCGGCGCCGTCGGTCGAACCACCGATCCGTTTGCGGATCTCGTCCTTGTCCTCAATCAGAATGTCCGTCCCGCGCAGGCGATAGCGCGGCGTGGTCAGCTCCGCGGCCAGCCGGGCGTCGGGCGGCAGTTTCAGATCACAGCCCAGCTCCGGATCCAGCGCTTCACGCAGGCGCCAGTACATCTCGGCCCTGAGGTTGCGGAACCCGAGCTTTCCGTCATGGGTCCGGGCCTTCGATCCCGCCGAGAACACGATGGAGGCGCAGGACAGGCCATGATCGCCCTCGATCAGGGCGCGCACGCCGGAGCCCCAGCCGCCCGTCCCATCGACGGCCAGATCGCAGCCGTCCTTCTGGTGACGCAGCATCAGGGCCGCGACATCGGCCGGCTCGCGGCAATCCGCCCCCTTCACCAGGACCAGTGGCGCAAACCAGGCGTCCGCATGAAGCCGCGCGAGGGCGGTCCAGTCGGCCCCGCCCATCGCCACATCGCAGGCCAGGGCGATCATCGTCCGCCGCCCCTCGCCCGCCGCGCGCCAGCGATCCTGGGCCAGCCGCACCCAGGCCGAAGGAATGACCTGCAGCTCGTGATCCTCGCCGCCCGCCAGGAAGTCGCCCTTCAGCAATTGCGACCGCAGCGGCTCGGGCAGGTTCTGCAGGCGCGCGCGATAGCCCGTGTCGGCCAGAAAGGGATTGTCCTCCAGCCGCGCCGGCACGAAGGACCGCGACAGGGGCGTATAGGTCTCCCCCCCGAGCGTCACCTCTCCGGGACCTTCGACCCAAAGCGTCTCCGCGCCGCGCCTCACCGCCCATCGCAGTTCTCCAGGCGCCGCCGGATCGGGGCGCCCGGGATCGAGCCAGGGTGCGAACCACTCGATCAGCCACTGTCCCTCCCCGCCAATGGGCGGGTTGGAGGCTATCACCGCCCGGCAGCGTTGGCCCGGGTCGCTCGACCGCAGCCAGCCGAGCACGAAGGCCACCCGGTCCGCGGTCAGCTGCGCGCCCTCGTCGAGCCCGATGAAGTCGTGCGGCCGTCCCTGCCAGGAATACTCGGCGCCGGCCTTCTCCAGGGCCCCGAACTCGAGCTGGCGCCCGCCGCGCCGCCAGATCCGCTTGTCGGACCGCCAGCCGTGCCTGGAGCCGGCGATCTGGAGAAGCCTCTGTTCGACCCCGCTGAAGTCCACCAGAGCCCGGCGGAAAATCACCGAGTTCGTGTGTCGCGTCAGGGCCAGGCCCAACAGCAGGTCGCTCTTTCCGCCCCCCGCCGCCCCGCCATAGAGCAGCAGATCGGCCTTCGACAGATAGGCGCCCGTCTGTGGCCCTGGATTGGGCGACCAGGGCGCATACCTTTCCTCGACGGTGATGCCGTCGATCTCGGCCTCGCTTTCTGGCGCCAATCCGGTGGCCGCCGCCTCCAGATCTTCGATCTTTTCCAGATCGTCGAGGGGGTCGGACATGGCCGCCGCCCTCCGTTCACTGGGGTCGCGGAATTGCGACCCTATTCGTCCCAGCCGCTGGACCGGGCCAGGCGCTTCACCGCCGGATCGCGATAGGTCCCGGGCGAGGTCGTCACCCGCGGCTTGGCGACGGCCTTCGAGCTGTGGGCCGCCTTGGCCGGCGCCGGGCCGTCGAGGCCGAGCTTCGGTTTGCTCGCGTGAAAGCGTTCTCGGGTATGATGGCTGTGGGCGTCGCCGGTCGCTGTGGACGAGACCCAGCCGTTGTCGATCTTGCGGATGGACACCGCGCGGAAGGCGGGCGCCTCGTGCAGGCGGCGCCCCGCGCCGGTCTTGGGAGGGCGGGCCATCAGCGGCGCCCTCCGGGCTTCGATCCCCAATCGTGCAGAGGATGTTCATGACGGACCTCGGCGGTCAGCCGCGCGACCGCCTTGTGAGCGCCTGCGCCGACGGCGGCGGACTTGGCGGCGTGCGGCCGCGAACCGGCGGCGTGCGCCTTCGGGTGGGACGGGGCCTTCCCGCGGTGGTCTCCGTGTCGAATGATCTTCATGGTCATGCACTTGTCTCCCTTCGCGTTCAGAGATCGGCCGTGGCCGCGATCAGCCCGGCGCCGCCCCCGCCCTGCAGCAGGGTGGCCTGGCCGGCCGTGCCGGCGGAGTTGCCGTTGATGCTGATGGCGTTGACGGTGTGGGTCGTGCCCTGGGTGATGGTCGTGGCCGTCGCGGTTCCCGCCTGATTCGTCTTGAATGTGCCGGCCGTGACAGACACGGCGGGCGGCGCGCGCATTTGAACGGGCAGGGCGATGTAGATGAGCTGGGCGGCCGCGCTCGTGTTCATCCCGGCCCCGACGACGACGCCCGCGCCGGGCTCGTTCGCCTGGAAATAATAGCGCTGGCAGATTTCCAGCTCGACCTGGACGTCGCGGAATTCGAAGGCGGTCGCGGCCGGCCCCACCTCGAGCTGGACGCCCGCCAGATTGACATAGTCGCTGGCGCCCGCGGCCGCGGTCGGTGTGTAAGACAGGATGACGCCCAACTGCACCGCAGAGGCGGGAATCACAGCCGGCGTGGTGAACTGGTAGCGAGTCCAGGATCCGGTGATGGTCTGGGTCGTGTTGAGGGCGAAGGCCTGACCGGTCCAGCTTCCCGCCGCCAGGTTCGCCGACGACCCGTTCACCCCTGTCCCGTAGACGAGCTGAACCGTCAGCAGCCCGCCCTGGCTGAGATAAGTCGCGCCACCCTGGGCCCAGAAGCTCAAGGTCATCAGGTCGCCCTGGGCGCGGTAGCAGTCCGCCGACTCCAGCACCTGCGCCACATGCAGCGTATTCAGGTCGGCATTGGCCGAGGGCCGGCCGAACTGCAGCGCCGTGCCGAAACCCGCCAACACGCCCGCCGCCAGCGCCTGCTGCGAAACGGTCATGGCCGAGGTCGAGGCGGCGAAGGCGAACCAACGGTCCGCTGTATACTTCACGATATTGGCGATCCCGGCATAGGGACCGGCGCCCCGCTGCCAGGGATTGACGGTGAAATCACCCCCGTCCAGAAAGTTGCGGAAATTCGGCCCGTTCTGGGCCTGCAGGCGCAGGAACTTGCTGAGTTCCGTGGAGCTGACCGCAGCGCTCTGCGGAACCTGGCCCGAGGCCAGCTGGGTGTCCGCCGCGAACAGTTCGGCGCCCGTCATGGCGCTGCCGAGCAGGGCCGGAAGCCCGTTGGTCGTCCATCCCGACATAGGGCCGTCTCCTTCTTGATGATGCGCCGTCGCGAGGATGCGCGCGCCAGGGCGACGGCGGCCGTGGACGCAGGGTCGAAATGAACTGGGTCGAAATGAGACGCGTCGAAGCTATTCGGCGCGGGCCTTCGCGAGCACGAGGGCGATCGCCCTGGCCCGGTCGCGGGCGGAACGTGGATCCTTTGCAGGTATCGGTTCCCCGCCGGCGCGACCGTCGCCGCCGCCGCGTTCGCCATAGGCCTCGGACGGGAAGCGCGCGGCGATGGACTTGCTCCAGACCGTCGTGTTGAGCTTGGTCCCCTGCTCCAGACCCTCCCGCGCCTTGCGCTCCCACCAGGCGAGCGCCCGGTCCCGGGCGTGAACCATGGCCTCGCGGAAATCGGGATGGCTCTGCGTCCAGGCCTGGAGCTCGGCACGGGTGATCTTCAGGTCGTCGGCGATCTCGGCGAAGCTGTACCCATGTCCCCCGAGACCGACGACATGGTCGCAAAAGCCCCGCTCATAAGCGATGCGAGGGCGGTCGGTCTCGGTCAT